CTGATTCAGTGGAGCAATATCCATGATCGAATCTTCAGAAACCACACTTACCAGACCCCAATCCACTAAGAGTCTTGCAATGCGATTGCGTCTTTGAAAGTCATTCACTGTTAGGTTTGCATGTTTGCCATCAAGTGCAAACAGTTCTTTAAAGTGAACGATGTAATACCTACCCTGTTTATGAAGAATGTGACAGGATTGATACAGTTTTTTCTCCTTTCTGGATGCGACTCCAATGCGAGTAAGGGTCTCACGAACTTTCAGAAAATCATCAGGTTCATTAAGACTGACTTCGACCATAAGTTCAGGTGTCCAATGCACCTGAGGCTCAACAGCGTTGCTCATTTTTTACCACCAAAATCAAGTTTTTTCTTAATGTAATTTATTTGTTCAGGAGATAGAATCTTCAACGCTTGCTGTGCTTTTTCATTACTATAACCATAGTAAGTTTTAACGCATTCAAGGTCGTCAATTTTATCCTTTCGGAGCCAAGGAGAAAATCTCTTACGCTTCCTCACACTATTTAGTAAAAACAAATATTGCATGTCTTTATCTAGGAAATGATATTTATTCATTTCATTGGCAAAGAGCACTGTATCAATGTGTCCTGCAAGACATTTATTCACAATGAAAGGGGGATACTGTTTTGCAACTTCTGGATCATCAACAGTCAGATCCTCTTTATTAAAGTTGATTGAGTTTAACCAGTCCTTGAGTTCCATTAAACAGTCTTTCCTTTCTTTGCGGTTGGTTTTCTTTTGGGGTACACCAGCGGAGATTATCTACATGATTGTTGGTGGGATCTCCATCAATGTGATCAATAAAAGCAGTATCACGAACCCACTGCTTTGCTTCCTCTGGAAGGGAGTTCCAACAATCTTTGAGAGAGTCTGGTGGATATTCATCAATGGGTTTCCAAGTTTCCATCACAGCACGATGATATGGAATCCTGATGTATGCTTTATTTACTGATCCTGTTTTATGAGCAGCATACTCATAATCTTCAAAAAGTTCTTTGTTAAAATAACACTTGAACGATATCTCTCTCACAACATCAGTACCATCACTCCTTTTCCTACGCTTATTGAGAACTGGAGTCATTAAAGTAGAACTTTTGGCACTATAAACTTTTCCATCATAAGAAACATAGTAACCAGGAATAATGGTCATAAACCTAACTAAAGGTTTCCACTCTTCATTATCAAACAAGTTTAGCATTTTCAATCTCATAGTTAAATAACAAAAGTTCTTTTCGATCCTTCTGTTCACGCATATATTCGCCAACAGATCTCATGGTATAAGTGAGATCAAACTCACCCATTTTCCAGTCAGTAAATCGATTTTTCACAAGTTGATCAGAGTTGTAACTAATCAACTGAGGCATGTTACAAGCAGAGCAATCAGCAGCAAACTTATCGTGATCAAATCCTTTGTGCATTGATCCCTTGTGCCCATAGAGATTATCCTTAATATCATAAGGAGGATCGAGATACAAAAAAGTATCAGGTTTTTCACTCATCAAATAATCATAAGAATAGTTTGTAATAATCCAGTTGGCGATTACTTTTGAGTACTCTGGGAGTTTTTCAATGCCTCGCATTGAGAAGTTTGAATCGCTTGCTTGAGAAGAGAAGGAAGATGATTCAGTAAGACCACTGAAAGAGCACTTATTGACAATATAAAAAGCAACCGCTCTGGAAAAGTTATCGGAGTTTCTTTCATTAATAATACCCTTAGAGTTATTGAAGAGTTCTCTTGCCTTCTCTGGGGTGTTATGAGTTGCTTTATATGATGCAAGTTCATCCTTCATTTCAACCCCAAAAGTTTGGAGTTGTTGCCAGAAGTTTACAAGAGGTTCATACAGATCATTTACCCAAATCTTAAGGTTTGGATACTTCTTGGTAATGTGTATTGCTACACTGCCGCCACCAAGAAACGGTTCACGAAACTCTTTAAAATCACGAAGATCAAGAAAATATTGATCCATTTTGGTACAAGCACGAGACTTGCCGCCAGGATAACGAAGAGGAGTTTTCAGCGATTTCATAGAATCAATTTTTTAGTTTCTGGTTTAACAATAGTTCCGAAGATAGATTCGTACTTGTCTTGTACCGAATCATCACATTCTACCACATAAACAAGATGATCTCTACTTAGAGTAATCTCTTTGTTTTCTTTACTGATCACAGTTGCCCATGGTGCAAATCCAACGCCATTAGCATTTGGAAGAACTACCAGACCATTTTGAAGAGTAATAGTCTTTTCATCTTCTGAAAGAACTTCGGCAAGAACCTCTTCGCCTGTAATAATACGGAGCAGTTTTACATTCATAGTTCTACCTCACCTACAAGTTCAATGTCTTCAAATTGATCGGATGTGATTTCATGAGGACCAATGCGATACCAATAATCACCATCCTTTTCTCCAAGATATTCAATGTCATCACATTGATGTTCACGCAACCACGCTTGGAGACGATGGTGCTTGAGTTCTTTTTGAGTAATCATTTAAAGTTACACTCCACCATAATTTCAGTTAGCGCCGCCAGAAGGTTGATCTCTTGGTCGGCAACAAATGCGATCTGATACTGATACTTAGCAATAATAAGGACAGCAGCAGCAAGGGAAGGACCGTCAACGGCATTAGGAAGAGCATCGTAAACACGACGCAATAATACACTAGGATCATTGTCCAAGTTATTGACACACCATTTACGAACTTCAGGAAAGTTCTTTTCTTTGAGGTTTTTAAGGAGATCATTTACAGAAACGTCCGAGAAAGTTGCAAGAATCCCAGAGTCGATTTTACCCCCTACCGAATACCTTTGGCATTCGTTGAGGACTCGACGCCAGTCGGGAAAGTGTTTGTTGATAAGTTCGATGAGAACTTTTTGATCATATTCAACACCTTCTGCCTCAAGAATAGTCCTGATACGGTTGAAAAACTTTGCTGCGATTGCTGGTTTTTCTTTAGTTTTGATTCCGAACTCAACCACAGCACACCTGGAATGGAGGGGTTCGATAATTTTATTCTTGTAGTTGCAGGTGAAGATGAATCGGCAGTTGCGATTAAATTCCTCAACAGACGCCCGTAAGAGGAGTTGTACATCATGGGTTGTGTTATCTGCCTCATCAATGATGATGACTTTGTGTTTAGCAGTTGACGAAAGCGATACGGTCGAAGCGAAGTTTTTCGCATTGTTTCTGACAGTATCGAGGAATCGACCCTCATCGGATCCGTTAATGACATAAAAATCTGCTCCTAGTTCATTACAAAGTGCTTTTGCAACTGTGGTCTTTCCAACACCAGGAGGACCAGCAAGTAGCATGTTTGGAATCTCACCACGATTCAAGAACTCTTGAAACGTTTGTTTGATAGTATCTGGAAGAATACAATCTTCAATAGTTTTGGGACGATACTTTTCGACCCAAAGGAACTCATTACGCATGTTCATCAAAATTTACTTCTTTACGCACAACAATGTGGTGGTTTTCGGGACACTGATGCCAGTCTAGCACATCTCCCTCTTTCCATCCAAGTTTTTTAATCAAGTCTTCTGGGAAGGTCAAAATGTAATCATCTTCCATAGTTGTTTCGTTAAATACGGTTTCAACGGGAAGTGTCCAAGAAGTATTCATAATCAAATCCAATCAGGTTTTCGATGAGGAAGTTTTAGATAGTTGTCCTTTACCCATGGTTTAGACGCAATGTACATCTTGTATGCCATGAAGGTATCAATGGTGTCATCGTACTTGAACTCTTCAGGCATTGCCCTCACAAAAGGCGTAGGGTCCTTCCCAGAGCGTCCCTGTGGGTCTGCAGTGGGGAAGATCTCTCGTGCTGCTAGGAGGGTCTGGAAGCAGGTGTGGACCTTGCCGTAGCGGGCAGCATACTCCTCACAGAGAGCAAACCCGTGCTGGATCAACCACTGCCAGTTATTGACAAACGATCCTGCCCAGACTGTGCAGGGATGATTACGAAAAGCACCCTTCTCAGTAGCATAGGGTTCTCCATCTGCTTTGGGAAGGGTGCCAAATCCATGACCCCATTTTTCTGATGCAATAATAGCAAGCATCTGACAAGTTTCTAGAGGCATCTTGACAATATGCTTGTCAGGAAGAACTTTGGCAGAAACATATGGAGATGGATCAGTAACAAAAATGTTCATGAAAAAGGAACTCGTCTTGGATTACCACAAATATTAGCAGAAGGCATCTCTGCTTCAAAGAGTTTTTTTGCCTCCCATTGGTATCTTGCTTCCATTATCTTAGTAAAATACCGAGTTCCCATACTCGGGACTCGGTAAGTAATTTCCCACTTAGGCATTGTCAAAAGAAGAATCGGGTTCCAGAGCAATATAATAAGTCAGATCTCGATCAGTGCTTTTGAATCGAGACAGAAGTTTACTAGAAACAACCACCTCATAAGTTCCAGGAAGGATCTTGATATTTTCTACTTTGAAGTTGAAAGAGAAAGTAGATTCAGTTTCACCTACGACAATAGAGAAGTCGTTAGAAGTTTCATTCTTCTTGTCACGAACCAGGAGTTTCACAACACCGTTCTCACCAACGGCGGAGATATCAGGAAGTTGATATACTGCTGCTGCTTTAAGAAGTTTATCCAACTCTTGAGTTTTTAGAACAAAGCAAACATCTTCGCTAGGAAGTGCAATCTCTTTTTCTGGAGGGGTGGTAATCACTCCAGGATCTGCAAAGAAGTACTTAGATCGCATTTTACCTTCACGGATAACAACGTATCCATCATTGGCAAAGTCCAGTTCAGGACTTTGGTGAAGAGAAAGACCATTCAAAAACTGATTAAGATCATAGATTGCAAAGTCTTGAGGAATCGATTCTTCAAGTTCTGCCTCTGCAAGGATATTCTTCATCAGAGAGATAGTCCGAAGAGAGTTACCCTTCTTGAATACAATCGATTGATTGATATTGGAAAAGTTCTTGAGAAGGGAAATGGTCTTTTCTGACAGTTTCATAGTTTTGTTTTTAAGTTTCATGATCAACGAGGATAGGAGCTGGACTCCTTGTGCATTCCAGAGAAGTGATAAAGAAGAATACAGTAATGGATTGCTTTCAGGATGTCAAGTTTAGACTTACCATTTTTCTTACCAAATCGAGAAAGATACTTGATTGCATTAGATCGGGTAAATGGTTCAGCATCTCCAATACTTTCAATCAGATCAAGAGTCTGAGTTTTAGATTCCTGAGAAGTGTAGTGAGATCGGTAAGTTCCAGAGAGATAATCACGAATCTCTTTCAGAGTTTTATCTTCTTCATACTTCCAGAAGTGAGATGGTTCAGTATTCAAATCAGGCATTGTTTCAGGTGTTTCCATAGTCAAAGTAAAGGTATTTTCGACAAAAGATTTTTCGTCTTCAGGACCAAACATAATAAGGAGAAGTCATTACTAACCTCTCCAAATTATATCAGAAAGGTGAGTCAGACGCAACCTCCTTGACAGATTCTTGAGTAGGAAGTTCAAAGTCAGCATCAACCTTATCGTAGAGTTCAAGGAAAGCAGTCTTAGTTTCATCATCAAAACGATTCAGACAAACTTTGATTGCTTTTGCTTTGTCATCAAAGATGTTGTATGCGTTCACGATGTGGACAAGACGACGAGTGCTGATCACTTCATCGATGCCACCATCATAGAAAGTCTTACGAATAATATCTGCCCAATCAGCAAGACGCTTGCAGAACTCTTCATCAGAGCAAATCTTCTTCAGAATATTTGCTTCAGTAGCAACAGTAGGATACTCTTGCTCAAAGGTCACAGGAAAACGCTCTAGGAAA